TGACCTACGTAGGGATGACTGCTCTAAAGGTATTACATCATACTTATGAGTGTATTGATTTATAGATTCTTTTAAAATCTCAAAAGCAATATGTTCTTTAGGGTCATAACCTACATAGATGACAGGTCTTCTAGTTAAGAACATATTTACCATTTAAAAAATTGGTCAATAATATTTAAATGATTTGGAACTACTGCAGTTGCTCCATACTTTTCTTTTGCAATCTCTTTATACTTATTGTACTTTTGAGTTGCAATTTCAGAAGCTGCTTCAAAGTCTTTCCATGCTGCCTTCAGGTCACCATACTTTAAATCTTCTACTTCTTTTTTCTTTGCCTGAATCTCTGCTTCAAGCTTTTTAATCTTGTCATCTGTCATTGATGTACTCCTTTCTTTACGAATTATAATATATAATATTAATTATGTCAAGAACTTTTTAATAAAAGTACTCATCAGTATCTCCAAGTCTTTTATTCTTTTCATTCTCTACTTGATAATACTCTGTGCTAACTTTAAAGTCAGGTTTTAATGGTTCTTCAGGTGTAAGTGAATTATCATATACTCTCATTCTATTATTAGGGTAGAGTGCAAACTGTCCATTCACTAGTTCAAGTAAGTTAAAAGACTTATGTTCTTCAGGCACTTCACTTGTACTATAATCTACTTCATCTGCAAATGGATGATAGTTGTCAAGAGTGCCTATATAAAAACCCTTGACAGTTCCAAAATCATGTGTTAAAATTTCGTAGTCCATTGTGGAAATAAACTGTTTATGTATATTAACCACACCATAATCCATACAATTCCAAAACTGCAGGTTGTTAAGTGGCATATCAGGATTAGGTAACTTAGGTTCAGATAAGAAGGCAGAGATAGGTAACTTGTCAAACAATGCTCCATACTTGGGAAGGTATGTTTCAAAGTAGAAAGCTCTGCCCGGAATAGACTTAGCAGTTACCCAATTACCTTCTACAAACTCTCCATGTCCATCCTTGAAGTCTCTTAGATATTCTTTTCTAACCCATACTTTATTTGATGGTAGGTTACATATTAGTGTTGACATGATTTTTTTTAAATACCTTTCTTCCTTTAAAGAATACTATTAAGTTTGTTGTGGTATTAATAGTGATTGCAATAAGCAACCACCATTGCCACCAATCTAGTTCGCTTCCCATCATTATATATCAACAATCTCACAGGAGTCTGCAGTACAGGCGAACTCTTTACTTCCTATAGTAGTATCTTCCTTCTCATATTCTTTTAGTTTTGTCCAGTCAATAAACTTGGGCATCTTCTTAGAGAAATCTTCATACTGCTTCTTATTTATATCCTGATAAGGAGCTTGTTGATAAGTGTGTTCACTAAAAGGAAGAAAGGAAATACCTGATACCTCGTCAAAGTTTTTATATACCCATGCACCTACCTCCATCCACTCAAATTCCTTAACAGATATAGTTACAGAAGGTTTATGTTCGCACCAATGTCTTTGATATAATAACCAAAACTCTAACTGTTGTATGGCAGTCATTTCAGTTCTTGTCATTGCACCTGAAGGAGACTTAGTAGGAAAACTAAATACTGTAGTGGTATTAGGCTTACCTAAATCAGGTTCTGCAGGTATCCCTACATCTTTCATAAACTGAGTGATAGGGTCTGTATTGCCACCTCTTACAGTTCTGATATAATACTCACTGTGTCTTGCGTGAATACCTGATGCACTATCAACTAACTGACTAACAGTTCCACTAGGTTTAACACAAGTAATTGCAGTTGACTGTGGTATACCTAATAACTTAGCATATTTTTTATTAGTATGTACTGCAGTATGTTTTAGCTGAACTAATACATCTTCTAGTTCATAGTAAGTATTGTTAAGTACAGGACAGTCAAGTATACCTGTAAGAGAAACACCTAGTAATCTTTCTTCTTCAGTATTATCCTTCCAAATTTTTCTAAGATATTTAAAATCAGTTAGAGTTGACTGTAGTGTTCCTAATATAGTTGCTACTTCTACTTTTTCTTTTAGAGTTTCTATAGTATCTGTTTGTCTACAGACAACTTCAGTCAGGTTACAAAACTGATATGGTCTAAGAATAATCTCACTACATGGATTACATCCAAACTGTATATAGTCTTCAGGTTCTATAGGGTTTTCTTTTTCAGAAGCTTTACGTCTGCCATTTTCTAAAACTTTATTTATAGCTGCCTGTCTATTAAAGATACCTCTTTCACCTGAATGAGATTCATATAGTGCCAACCATTCTCTCATAAAAGTTCCCATGTCAGGCTTAGTCTTATAGGCTACAGAGTTATTAGCTAATGACCTTTGACCTTCATTATCCCACCACTTACCTGACTTAGCATGACGCATTTGGTCATCACCTAAGTTTGATAAAGAGATAAGAGCAGAACGTCTTACACCACCTACAACTACAACCTCGCCTATCTTACACATAAGGTCGTGACACTCAATAGGATAAAGTCTTCTACCTTTTGCACCCTTGAATATTCCTACACAAAAATTATGTAAGTCAAGTAAAGGTGCAGGACCTGATGCTCTTCCACCCATAGTTTTTAACTTTGCACCTGCAGGTCTTACTTGTGATACATCAAGAGTAGGTATCTGCCCTACGTATAACATTGCAAGTAATTCTCTTAATGCTTTTGCCCATCCTGAACGAGAATCTGCTACCTTTATAACAGTAGTGCTATCTTCAAAATGTTCATTAACAATAGGAAGTTTATCTACATTACTTCTTTCAACTGAGAATCCTACACCTGTGCCACACATAAGTATATACATACACTCATCAAATGCCCTGACAGAATCTACAGGAATATAACTACAGTTGTAACTTGTAACATTACAGGTTTTAAGAGCAGGACCTGCAGTCATTAATGCTCTCATACTAGGCATAACACCTAGTCCTAACACTTTATCTTCTAATTTATTCCTTAGAGATTTAGTTAGTATGTTTCCATGAAGGGTCTGCATATAGTCAAAGTATCTTGATACAGTCTCTGTCCAAGTTTCTCTTCTTTCTTCTTCATCAATCCATCTTGCATATCTAGATAGAGCAATAAAGTTTTGATAGTCTGTTGGTAGTAAGTTGCTTTTCATTTTAATGTCCTAACACTGCGTTGATTCGTTTTCTTGTATATTGTATCTCTCCTGATTTTAAAACTTTAAATGCGAACTCTCTCATATAATTATAATCTATATTAGCATAGTCACACACCATCTTAAAGTCTTCTGATGTAACACCTACAGAAGCAAAGAACCAAGCCTTTGCCCTGTCTCTTTCAAGTACAGATGTTTCAGGTTCATCTTTATATGTAGGTTTAGTTGCGTCTAGTAAAGCCTGTAGTATAACACACATATACATTGTCTGTTCAGGAGTACTTCTTTCCTTAAAAACTTCTTCCTCAACAACAAAATTTACATTTGTTTTTATTTTGTTATCCAACTTTTTGGTATCCCACTACTAGCTTTACAATATTTAAACCCATGTTTTTCACACCATGTTGCATAAGTCATCCTTCCATTTTTGTATAGCTTCCTATTAGGATTGTCAAATACAAAACGAATGTCGTAATGAGGACACTGCTTTCTTACAAACAGATGTTTCTTTCTGTCCTCTAATACGAATCTTCCTTTTACTTCTAGGATAATCCCATTGTCTAAAACAAAATCAGGTATATACTTTTTGGACTCTAACCACTCATACTTTATAGTTAGCTTTTCATATTTGAATGATACCTTATTTTCCTTCAGAAAACAATAAGTATTATACTCTGAATTGGAACGAAATTTATGCGAAGGCATTTGTAACTTCTTCTACATCAGGTGTTTTATGAACCTGCGTGAGGTGACGTATACCTGTGGAATATTTAAACTTCCTTAGTCCTCTGCCTTGATTAGCATCAGACCAACAATGTTCCTTGTATCCACAGAACACACAACCTATTGCAAGTTTCATATTACCTGACTTACCATCAGGTTCATCAGGATAACACTTAGGTGGTGGAGAAGAAGACTTAACTACATTCTTTAAATGTTTCACTCTATCTGAAGCATTTATCATATGTATACTTTCGACAGGCATATATGCAAGTTCTCCTGTAGATTTATCTACTGCAACAAAACCTGCAGAGTCATCACCTGCACTCTCTGCGTATGCACTTATCTGTGATATATAACCAAAAGGGTCATTAGTAGTTAGAGAACCATCCTTAAACTTCTTGAAGCTATAAGATGATGCACTCTTTATATCTACTAGAGTGCCATCTATTCTACAATCTTTATGACCTTTGACTCCATCTACTTCTTCCATCTTCTGCATTTCAGATACCTCATGTCCTGAAGCTTCTGCCAAAAGAATAAGAAGAGACTCAAGGATTTCTCCATATAAAAACTTTATCTTAGTTTTTGCGTCAATCTTTTTAGGTTCTATATCTGATTTAATATCATACCATAGTTGCCTGTCAGGTCTTCCTATTTGAGAGAGTCGTAATGTCTTTACATCATCTCTCTTTTCAAATAGAAACTTAGTGACAGACTCCATGACACTCTTACCAAAGGTATGAAGAAACTCTTTATCAGTTGTTCGTTTGTCCAAACCTTCATCAATAGTTCTATATATATCTTGAACTAGTGTGTCTACTTTTTTACTCATAACATTCCTTTATAAAAATCCCACCAACCACAACCCACTTCAGCATTAAGCTTAATTTAGAAAGGAATCTCATCAGAGTCGAGGTCATTACCTGACTTATACCCATCAGGTATAACGTCAAAGTCCTCACCTTCTGAATACTCTACAAGATTAATGACTTGGACTGCTTGAAGGTCTGCTCCAATGCCATTCTTACCTGCATAGTTCCACTCATACGTCTTAAAAAGAACATTAACATCAGAGCCATTACCTACTAATGTTCCTTTTATATCTCTCTTTTCAGAGTCTTTTAAAGAAGGTGGATTATTTGCATTACCATTCTTGGAAGTTACCTTCCTCTTAAAGGTAATGAAGTCTCCTCTCTCGTCTTCCTTGTTCTTAACTGCAAGACCTGACTCGATTGCCTTCTTTTTATTAGCTGAATCAACAGCTAAGTCGATACTCCAAACAGGCTCGAATGTAGTGTTTGGATTAGATATTGATGCCCAATAGGCTTTACCATTTAATACTGGCATTATTTTTCTCCTTAGTTTTGTTAGTGCAAACTTAGTTGCTATTAAAATATAACGAATTATACTATATAATAATTAGTATGTCAACACCTTAATGTGTTTCATACCAATTTTTTCCAATTTTATATTCACTATCCAAAGGACATTGAACACTCAGTTCTTTCTCTACAAGTTTCATTGCCTGTTGAGTCATATCACCAAACCTTTCTGCTTGGTCTCTGCGAACTTCAAATTGGTATTCGTCATGGATAGATGCAACAAGTCTATAATCATATCCCTGTTGCACCTTGAAAGTTATTTGTCGTAACCATTCCTTACAAATGATTGCACCTGCTCCTTGTAAGAGTAGGTTCATTGAAGCATGAAACTGTCTGACCTTTAGTAGTCTACCATCAATAGCTCTTATCTGTCCTCTCTTTGCAACTCTGTCAACCTTATCACGCAAGGTTTTAAGAGAAGGCATATTGGACATGAACTTATTAATAATCTTCTTACCTTCAGTCTTACCACCACCAACTATCTGTCCTATCTTATCAGGACCTGCTCCATATATTAAAGCATAGATAAAAGTCTTTGCTTGGTCTCTAGTCTTCAGACCTGCAGCCTTCTGATTGGCAGTATGTATGTCACCTTCAACTACTTCCTTTGTAAATTTGGAATCGCCCATGTAATGAGCAAGGCAACGAAGTTCTAGGCTAGATGCATCACAACCTAGTAATACATAATTACTATTGGTAGGTATCCAAACTGACCTACATTCCTTACCATAGGGAGAGTAGGAAGCAGGAACTTGAGCCATGTTTGGAGAGTTGTGTGCCATTCTTCCACTAATTGCTTTTAGTGTCATAACTCTACCATGCACCTTGCCATCTTCTTGGACTACTTCTATCCAAGACTTAATCTGAGAAACTCTCTTCTGCAATAGAAGATAATGAGCAATCTGTAGTGCTTCAGGAATATCTTTAATTCTTTTCAATGTTCCCTCATCAACTATAGGATGCCCTGTAGGTGTAAGGTTCTCAGGTTTCCAACCTTTCTCTATCAATCTCTTTGAGATTTGTTGTCTAGAGTTAGGATTGAACTCTTCCACACTATCACTTAGTCTCTTACCTGTCTTCTCTGAATATCTTTCAGTAGTAATAGGTGGGAATATTTTTTGTAAATCTTTTTCTATCTTGTCTGCTTCTTCTTCAAGTCTTGCACATAGTTTATCTGCTTGTTCTATATCTAATTTAAAACCATTCTCTTCCTGCTTGTTTACTATTGCTCTTACTTGGTGTTCAAGAAGCATACTCTTCTTTGAATATTTTTTTAGTGTAGGTAGTAAGTGTTTATATAATTTATATGTCAACTCAACATCTTTGATACAATACTCTAACATCTCTTCATTGAAATGAGAGAAGTCATTATAGTCTAACTTTCCAAATCCCAATCTCTCTCCCCATGCCTTGAGTGAATGACCACCTTCTAGCACAGGGTCAGAGAGTTGTGAAAGGATAAGAGTATCTCTTACTTGTG